GAACAGAGGTGATAAGGCACTGCTGTCCACGCTGGAGCAGACGCACAGCACGATGTGGAACTGCGACTTCGCACAGGTCGAGGTGGATGTGATCACCATTGCAGAACTGCTGGCGTTGTTCCCGAACATCACGCTGGATCTGATTAGCATCGATGCGGAAGGACTGGACCTACAGATCCTGCATCAGATCGATCTCACGGCAGTAGGGTGCAAGATGCTGATCATTGAACACGAACACAGCGACATCCAAGCAATGAAGCACTATTGTCAACTGCATGGGATGCGCATGATGAAGAGCAACTATCAGAACCTGATCATGATCCGATGAAGCTGTCGATACTGATAGCCACCATACCTGGCCGAGAGCATCTGTTCGGAAGACTGATGTCGCATCTGTGGAGGCAGGTGGACACCTTGCCAGTGGAGATCATCTACGATGCAAGCACGAAGGAATCGATGAGCATCGGAGCAAAGCGGCAGCGACTGCTGGAGAGCGCGAAGGGAGAATACATCGTGTTCATCGATGACGATGACTGGGTGGTGAACGACTACGTTGAATCCATCTTGCAAGCAACCATCACGAATCCGGACTGCATCGGATTCCAGGTCGAGGTGAACGGCATGGGAAGGCGGAAGCTGGCGAACGCATCGAACAGGTACGAGCGATGGGGCGAGAAGCAGGATGGATTCGACTTCGTCCGCACGATCTATCACAAGACACCCGTGAAGCGCGAACACGCGTTGGCAATAGGTTTCAGTGATATGCGTTTCGCAGAGGATCACCAATACAGCGACAAGCTGAAGGCATCAGGACTGCTGAAGAAGGAAGCCTACATCGATCGGGTGCTGTACATCTACAGGTATCGGAACGAACCGATCAAGAAGAAATTCGGCATCAAATGATAGTGACAACAGGGACAGGTCTTACATCATGCTTGTCAACCAGGCTGCATGATGCACACGTGTACGCACGATACAACGGACACTGGCCACAGTACATTGACAGCAGCGCGCAGTTCGACATCTACAAGGCACACCGACACGACAGAGTGGACGAAGTGCTGCTGGGCAAATACACCGCACCACTGCTGACACCTACAGACTACGATCACGGCTGGCAGTACGGGTGGTACGATCAGTTCGATCTTCCGAAGCTATCACGCATTGCGATGGATGTCTGCCGACCAAGCGATGCTGTGCTGCGCAAGGCAGCGGAGTACCGCAATGCCATCGGTGAACGGACCTGCATCCTGTATCGTGGCAATGACAAGGCGAAGGAGATCGCGCCTGTGACCTACGACCAGGTGATCAAGGCAGCAGGTGAGGCAGGTGGTGAGTACTTCGTGCAGACAGACGAGCAGGAGTTCCTCAAAGCATTCCTTGACGCACACCCGAACGCTGGGTACACTGACGAGATACCACGCATCCGGCGTAACTTTGACAGCTACGTTGCACCAGTCAAAGTGAAGATGCGCGAGTTCGTAATCAACTTCAACGCGATGCTTTGGGCAATAGGCCAAGCAAGAAAGGTGGTGATGACAACAGGCAACACTGGCCTGTGGACTGCGATATATCGTGGACACACGCACAACGTATGGCAGATGCACGGAGCAACGAACGAATACCGAAAGCTGTGAAGCACATCCTGAACATCCTGGCAGTGATCATCGCAGTGATAGGTCTGCTGTCCATGCTGCCGGCACTGCCGTTCATCGGGGCAGGTGCATTGTTCCTGCTCATGGCCGGAGGACTTGCGAACCTTGCCAAACCCAAAGCGAAGCACGATGCCGATACCGAAGCGTGAGCGCAACGAAACACCGAACGCATTCATCCAGCGGTGCATGGCTGACAGCACTATGGTGGAGGAGTACAGTGAGAACCAACGCTATGCCATCTGCGCAGATCAGACATACGAGCCTGATGAAACATTCGATGATTATCCACAGGCAGCAAGCAACAACGCGAAGAGCGCACTGAAGTACAGGAAGGATAGCGGCAACCCGAAGGATTGCGGCACACCAGTAGGATGGGCAAGGGCATCGCAGTTGGCGAACAGGGAGCCTGTCAGTCTTCAGACAGTGAAGCGCATGGCAGCGTTCGTCCGGCACAAGCAGAACAGCGATGTATCCTATGACGAAGGCTGCGGTGGTCTGATGTGGGACGCATGGGGCGGAGATGAAGGAATCGAATGGGCGATTGAGAAAGTATCAATACTTCGCAAGTGATGAAAGTACCAACAGGGAAGCTGAAGCCGAACCCGTCAAACCCGCGAATCCTTCGAGACGAGAAGTTCTTGAAGCTGAAGGCGAGTATTGAATCGTTCCCCGATATGCTGAACAAGCGACCTATCGTGGCCGTGACCGACACCGATGGCAAGTACATGGTAATCGGCGGGAACATGAGGCTGCGGGCCTGTCAAGATCTGAATCTGAAGGAAGTGCCAATCATCCTGGCCGACGAATGGACTGAAGAGCAGCGGCGGGAGTTCATCATTAAGGACAACGTGGGGTTCGGGGAATGGGACTGGGATGCTCTGGCAAATGAGTGGAAGGCCGAAGACCTTGATGCATGGGGATTGGACGTTCCGAAGATGCCGGACTTCGAACCCGTAGGGATGGACGAGCAGCCAAGGCTTGACGAAAAGACACCTATTGAATGTCCAAAGTGCGGCCATGAGTTCACCCGATAAACCTGTCCTGAAGGTGGCGCCATGCAGCCATGAGGCGGCCAAGTATGCCGTGGAGAACTGGCATTATAGCGGGAAGCTGCCATCTACACTGCAAAAGGTTTTTAAGATAGGCGTATGGGAAGATAATGTTTTTGTTGGATGCGTTGTTTTTGGACATGGAGCCAACCCATCTATCGGTAAACCTTATGGGTTGACTACATTTGATGTCTGTGAGCTTACAAGAATTGCACTCAAAAAAGGCCATGCAACAGCCGTTAGTAGAATTGTTAGGATTGCAATAAAGCTACTAAAGCAGCAAAATCAAGGTCTTCGTCTTATTGTATCATATGCCGATACAGGTCAGGGGCATCATGGTGGGGTATATCAAGCCGGAGGATGGATCTATGAAGGGATAAGCAAGGGAGTTCCATCATTGATGTATAACGGGCGAAAGTGGCATGCAAAGGCTTTGGTTACAAGCCATCCTAATTATGATAGAAAGAAGGCAATTAAGGTAGATGCGACAGACAAGCACAAGTACCTGTTCCCACTTGATGAAGCAATGAAGCGCAAGGTTGAACCCTTGCGGAAACCATATCCAAAACGCGCCGGAAGTTCATTGGGTGAACATTCCGTTACCAACGGGAAGGAAGGCGGTTCGATTCCGACCCCGGCGCTCCAAGTAACAGAGGCGTAACAGTGGCACGCAAAGCGACCATAGAAAACCTCCAGCCCTTCAAGAAAGGGCAGTCCGGCAATCCAAACGGAAGGCCCAAGAAGCTGCCGGAATTAGATAAGCTGCTGGCCGATGTGCTGGGCGAAGAGAAGGATGGCCGCACAGCAGCAGAGGCGATACTGATGGCACTGCGAGCCAAGGCAGCGAAGGGCGATATAAGAGCAGCCGAGGTGCTGCTGGATCGCGCATGGGGCAAGGCGAAGCAGCAGGTCGATGTCACATCAGGCGGCAATCCCGTTCCTGCACCGACCATTGTCATGCCGAAGAAGGAATGATCGAACTGTCGGTCAAGCAAGCACAGGCATGGGAACTGCTTGACGATCCGACCATCGTCGAAGTATTCGCAGGTGGTGGTGCTGGTGGTGGCAAGAGTTACCTTGGATGTCTGCGGCAGATCTATAGGCGCACGACCTTTCCAGGCACACGTGGATTCATCGGTCGCGAAGACTTCACTGCGCTGCGCGATTCCACGCTGAAGACCTACTTCACTATCCTGCACGAACTTGGATACAGGTCCGTTGAACACTACACGTACAACGGGCAGGAACACGTGATTTATTGGAAGAACGGCAGCGCGGAACTGCCAGGCAGCGAGCAGCACTTTAGGTATATGCGGCATATGCCGAGCGATCCGGACTACAACAGATTCGGTTCAACGGAGTACACCGATGCGTTCATTGATGAAGCACCTGAAGTTGATGCACGTGCTTGCCAAGTGCTATTGTCACGGCTGCGATACCTGCATGGTCGGTACGGCATCACACCTGAACTGCTGTACACGGGCAACCCAGGTGAAAGCTGGATCAAGGATCAGTTCGTGCAGGATGCCGATGGCAGGATGATCGACCTGCCGAAGCATAGAGGCAGAGTGCTATTCACCATTCGCGACAATCCGGATGAGCAGCTGAAGCAGCAGTACATCAACACGCTGATGCACCTTGACAGCTACGACAGAGCGCGACTGCTGGAAGGTGATTGGTCTGCGCGACCGAAGGCAGAGCGACCATTCGCGTTCGCGTTCGATCGCAAGAAGCACGTTCGTCCGTTCGTGCTGGACCGCAAGCTGCCTGTGATCATCGGAATCGATTTCAACGTAGATCCTTTCTGCGCACTGATCTGCCAAGAGCAAGGCAACACATTCGGAGTGGCACACGAGATCGACATCAAAGGTGGCACAGTGAACGAGATGGTGCAGCGCATCCTTGCCATCGCACCTGACGCGTTCATGCATTCGTACACAGGTGACCATACGGGAGCAGCGCGAAGGATTCAGATGAACAGCACAGCATCGATATGGGATGACTTCATGCAAGCGATCAAGGCAAGGGAGAACCAGCTGAAGCTGCCAGCGAATCCAACGCACAAGGAGAGCAGGGAGCAGATGGCCTACGTTCACCACCATCATCCTGCGTTCGTGATCGATCCAAGCTGCACTGGTCTGATCTATGATCTTGAAACTGTCGAGGTGGACGCGGAACTGCGCATTGTCAAGAGCGACAGGAGCAAGCTGAACCAACGTGCTGACAAGCTGGACGTGCTGCGCTACGTTGTGAACACGTACCTTTACCGATGGATCAATACACACCGCAAGACCAATGCTTTGTTCCAACAACGCCAAGGCACACAGGCTGCGACTGTGCGCGGCAGATGACGCACGATTGTACATCGGTCAGGCGAACTGCACTGACATCGTAGTGACATTCACGAACCTTGCCACGGGCAGGATCACGGAGATCGATGCGGACATCGATGGCAGCGACTACTTCATCGACCCATCACTGCTTGATCCGATCGAGTACCACACCTACCTGGTGCAGGTGCAGCACGGCTGCATTCCGATCAAGATCACACCATACGTGATGGACGAATGCGACATCGTGCCGAGCGCGAATGACTACGATGGAGTGCTTGTGGAGTTCGTCAAGGCCGATGCACCGACCACGCTGTACTATAGCTGCACCGACCAATGGTTGACGCTTGTTGCATAGTGGCACTGATGGCACTGGTGGCGCAAGGTGCGTACATCAGTCAGCAGGAAGGCATGATACTTCACGTGCTGACGAAGGCATGGGTGCGTCTGCCATCGTGGATGCAGAAGCCACTGCACACCTGTCCCATCTGCATGGTGAGCGTATGGGGCATTCCGACATGGGCGATCGTTGACTGCACCAATGTGCATCTGTTGCCTATCTACTTGCTGGCCGCTGCTGGCATCAACGAGATCACCAACAGATGATCGGCAAGATCCTATACAAGACATTCGGCAGGTACATCGATGCGTACCTGGACAGCACGCGGCTGCGACCAAAGGGATTCGATGGGATGAAGCTGGCCTACACCTGGAAGGGAGTGCGCTACTACACATGGGAAGACCTTGCTGACTTTCCTGCCATCAGGCAGAAGCACGTGGAGCGGTGCAACAGAATGATCGATGCTGGCATCGGGGCGAAGGCACTGGACGATCTGTGCAGTCTGATCGAAGGTCACATCGTTGAGGCAGTGAAGACAAGCAAGCAGGATGAGCGGCACAAGCGTTTGGTGAGAGCGATGCAAGCTGTAGGGGAACTGCGCAACAGGCCGCGTGAGGTGATACCCGAAGAGATCGCATACGACCTGTGCGCAGTATTCGTTGCACGTGAGGATGAAGATCCGCGTGTGTTCGACACAACCATTCACACCAACAAGATCGAAGTACTTCGCGCAGCAGGGAGAGCTGGTCACGATTTTTTTACCAGCGCGCCATTGTGGCGCAAGCTGTACGGCTTATCAATCACTACCGAA